CCCAAGCTGGAAAATCATTTCGATGATTATAATTTTTGCATCATCACTTATTGTTAAACCTTTACACATATCATCTGCTTGATCAATTGCAGATTGTAAATCTTTTTCTAATATACCCATTAAGAAATCTTCATCATACTCTTTGCCGTCTTCCCAAAAGTCTTCTACACATAGGTGGCCGTAGCCCACGGTTCTTTTATTTAGGGTATCTAAATAAACGGTGTCTCGAAATCCTTCGTGTTTTTTAACTGACTCTAAAAGTTTATCGTAATTCATTATATTCCTTTATGCATTGTAAAAATTATATAACTGTTTATCTATTGCTGCGTCGCGCTGCATTTTTAAAAAAATAGATCCTAATCCTTGAACCTCTCTTGGCGATAAAGTATTAAAATAATTCATGTATTCGCTTATGTGTGGTATGTTTGGTGCACCTTCAAAATCTATACCAGGCGTTATTCCATTTTTTGGAAAAGCATCCATTATCCCACCTTGAAAGTCTAATACATTTAAATTTCTAAGATCACCTAATTGATATAAAAGAGACTCGGGATTAGTATCTCGTCTTAATACGTCAGGGAAACCTTTTTTAGGTATATATCCTTCAAATTGATCTGGATAAAATGTATATCCAAGATCACCTCTTCTTAATGGAGTTGTTTCAAAATTTAAATCGTTGTTTTTATAATCATCCCTTCTAAACGGTATTTGTTTTGGACTTGGTCCACGTGGATAAGTTTCAAATTTTTCTACATCACCATAGCTAGGAGCTAATTTATTGTATAATTGATCTATATCATAATTTCCAACATCTGATGGATTATTTTTTTTTGCTATGTAACGTTCTCTTCTACTCATTAGTTATCTAATTTCTTATTTATGTTTTTTACTTCGTTTTCTATGACAGCTATTCTAGCTTCCATTTTTGTAAACAGAATAAGTGCTTCTTCTATTCTGTCTATGTCACGTTCCATTGCATTGATACGCTGTGATGTCATACCCCATGTAACACCTAATGCTATAAAGATTCCTATGATCCACACTGCGTCTCTTATACTCATTAACTTACCAAAGATATTATTCCGCCTCTTGCTGCCATACGTGGTGCCACTCTATTAGCGAGTGCCTGGTCCAAGTTTCCTTCATACAAGGAAGCTGCAGCTGCAGGGTTCATGTTAGGGTTTTGTAGTATAGAAGAACCAATACTTGTTACTTCATCTGCAAAGTAATTTGAATCTGGTTGTGGAGGACTTTGTATTCTATCTAATATATTCATTGCAGGTGATGTACCTGGTGTACCCATTGTATCTTCTACTATTCCTTTACCAGTTTCTAAAACTTGTTTACCAGCTTCACCAAATGTTTCTAATGCACTTTTTGCTGGTGCCATACTTTGACCAACTTGTTCTCTGTATCGTTGTCCTTTTTCAATCTCTGCTAATTCACGATCAAACTCTTGCCATTCTTCAGGACGTAATCTTACAAGACGTACAAAGTTAGCAAGTCTAACTTGCTCTGGTAATGTATCATCTAATATGTTTCTGTATGCACGAAGAGAAGGAGGACTTGTTATAATACCACCCATGTATCGCACACCGTATGCTAGTGCTGCCGGTATTAACCAGCCACTTCCAAAAGCTGCAAGTGCGCCAGCTCCTGCTGTTCTTGTCTGTATTCCTAATGCTGATGTAGGTAGAGCAGATTTAATACCTGAACGTATACCACCCATTACTGCACGACGTGCCATGAATGTACTTATTTCTGGTATACCATTTGCTGCTGCCGCAGTCATTAGCGTAGCAAAGTCTTCTAAATCTTTTAGGTTAGGTAATTGCGCTGCTTGTTTACCAACTAAACCTGCAGGTGCATCGTATTTTACTGCTTTTAATCCTTCGTTAAAATTAACGTTGTCAAATTCTTTTACTATTCCTGTTTGTCCATCACGTACTACTATTTTAGATACTTGTGGTCCTGGTAATGCTTTTTCGAATAATGTTTTAAGTGGGTTGCCTTTACCTAAACCAAGTGCACGTCTAAATATTTCTCCATCAAATAATTCTGCGCCATCTCTTTGTACAATAGAATTGTTAAATACTTTGTTAAGATAAATACCTAATCCTTCATAGTATGCTTTATCACCAACAATGTTTTTCATTGTCGCTAAATTTGTTGCAGCATTGGCTGGATCTTTTTTAGCTATATCAATAACTGTTTCAAATATATTTGTTGCTTGACGATCTGGATCAACGTTAATAGCCATACCAAATCTTTCTACAGGACCAGCTACAGCTTTACCTGCTTTTGTTGTAAACATCATCATGCCGTTGCTTACAAACTTTTCATAATCACGCCATAATTTTTCTACTTCAGGTATACCTGACTTTGATAAGTTACCAATGTCTGCTTCCCATGCTTTATATATATTTAAAATATCTGCTTGACTCTCTCCATCTGCATTCTTTAAAAATTTATTATATAGTTTATCCATTTGATCACGAAGACCATAGTATTGCTCTATTGTTCTAGCACCTGCAATGCCAGGATTTATAATTTGAGTTTTTAGAAAATCAATAAAAGGTTCTGGAACTGCTTTACTAATTGCAGCTGTGCCTTCATCTGTAGGAGCAATTTGTCTTTGTGCTAAAGCTCTTTGATATATTCTTTTTGCTTCATTAACTAATGTAGAATCATCTACAACAGCGCCGTATTTTCTAGCTGACTCTAATAACAATTGTTGTTTTTCTGCAGCAGCATCTCTAAATCCTCTTGCAGCAGCGCCACCTAATCCTGATATTTTAGCACCGTGTTCACTAACATTTAATATGGGTGCAAAAGTTAATTTTTGTATTATGCTACCACCAAGGTCCATGTAAGCATTCATTTGATCTGCTTTGTTTTTATATATTCTTGTACCTATAACTGGCGCACGTCCTAATAATTTTGAGATACCTGCCAACATAGGAGAACCAACATCAGATCGTTGTACGTTTGTACCAATCATTTTTTCTGTTTGCGGTAATAAATCACCTACTTGTTTTAAAGGCGTTTTTAATTCAGAAGGACTTAAAAAATTAAAGACAGGGCTTCTCATTAACCTTGTCATTAAATTTCCAATTAAAGGAATATTTAATTGTATGTTTTGTGATCTACCGCCAACAGATGTTTCTATAAATTCTTTTGTTAACGGATCTTCTTGTAGCATAGTAGAAAATTTACCAGATTGATATAATCTTTGTTCGGCATCTAATATTTCTTGACCTGCAGGAACTCTAGATCCTGCTCTTGGTTTAAACATGCCAAATACATTACCGCCTATAAATCTTTTTGTTGCATAGTAAGCAGGTCTTGCTCCAAAGAATACACTGGATATTGCACCATCAATTGCTGCATCTTTCAATGCACCTTTTATTCTTGTTGCTTGATCAGGACGATTGATACCTTCAGGACCAAATGTTAATCTGTCTGGTATTACAGCAGACATTGTTTCTAATATTTGATTATCACTATTCTTTAAAAACTTTTTTGCTGTGCCAGCTTTGTTCATTATATCTAATTGAACTTCATAACCATAATCAGCTATTCCTACGCCTGCAGCACCACCAACCACTGCGCCTAATGCTTTCGCCCACCAAGGTCCTGGGACCTTGCCGCCACGTGCCATGCCAGCCATAAATCTTTTACCAATACCTTTTGTTCCATATCTAAATGAATCTCCAAAAGCATCAAGAATCACTGGTCCAGCTTTATATCCTTTTAAAGCACCAACTGTTCCTACTACCATTTCTTGCCCAGCTTCTAATATAGGATAAGGACTAGGAGTAGAAGTATACAAACCAAACTCATCTTCATTAAGTAATGTACTAGGCGTTATTGTTGTAAAATCTTTTTGTGATAAACCCATAGATCTAATGTATCCTTGTATGTCATTATTAAGTTCAGCCACTTGTTCTGGTTCCATATTAGGATATTTTTCTTTTGCTCTTGCTATAATGTTAACTACATTGTCACGTACTGTATCTCTTTTTTCTCTATATGTTTTTAAATTTTGTAATTCTAAAGCTCTTGCATCAAGTTCTTTTTGTGATGCGACAAAAGGATTATCTTTACCAAAAGGTTGTCCAGGCAATAAAGCGTTTCCAAGTATTTGAAATGGAGCTGATGCAGCTTCTGCAATAGGTTCCATAGTTTTTCTATTCTTCGCTATTATCTCTTCTGCTTTTGTTTGTGGCACACCACCTTCTGTTTTACTTACAAATTTTTTATCTTTCGCGTCTAACTCTGATGCTGCTTTTTCAAACTGTTTTGTTGATATATCTACCATTAATTTAATCCGTATTTATCTAATAAACTTTCATATGTTTGTTCATTTTTTTGCATGTTTTCATTGTGGTCTACTTGTATATTACCTTCAAAACTTTTCATCCAATCCGGATATCCCATACCACCAGATATATCAAGATTAAGCGCTCGTTCTTCTGGATTATTAGATAACCAATTATAGTATGCATTTTCTAATTTTTTAGAACCTTCTATTGTAAAGAAATCCGGTTGTTTTTCTTTGTCATAACCAGCAAGTGTTAAAGCACCTGACATATTATTGTATAGTTGATTATATATTCTTACATAGTTTTGTATAATTGCTTTATCAGTTGTACGACCACCAATACCTGTTAGTCTTACATCTTCAAATGATCTACGTAAAACGTCTGCTAACATACGACCAGTTGGCTGTCTGTCTCTCGCTAACATTAAACCTAATGTTGTTTCAAATGTTTCTAATACAGATCGTTCACCACCAGATTGTAAAAGTTTTGTAAAGGTATCTGCAACAACGTACGCTCTTGCAGGCTGTCCATTAGTGTCTACACCATAATCATCGCCACCTAAAGCTGCTCCATATCTATCTTGTGTTAATCCATTACCTCCATATTTATTATCTCTATCAACAAATACAGGTATTTCTACACCACCTATAGTCATCGTACCATTCGCTGTTTCACGAACAGCAAAACCTGAACCTGTAGGATCTGCAGAATCAAAATCACCTGCAATTATTTGTCCTGTAAATTCTTCAAATACTTGCGCAGCTGGTCCTACAATTTTTCCTAACTCACCTGAAGCACCAATTAAATCTGGTCTTTCTATAATTAATGGAATAATTTCATTGGCAAGTGGCACTAATCCACGTTTAACATAATTAGCATATTGTACTTGAGCATCAGATGATGCGTCACCTTTTACGTTTATTGAATCAGCATAGTTTAATCCAAATGCATCTTGACCTTCTCCAGCTTCAACAAAACTAAATACATCAAAACCATAAGCTTGATTGAATCCGTAAAATTTAGTTTCTTCTGGACTTGTTCTTTTCACAGTTAATACTTTTAAAGGTTTTTCTAACTTAATTGGTTTACCGCTTGCATCTAAAGAAATACTGCCATCATCTTCTGTTTTGTAATTTTGATATACCATAACGTATGGGCCACTTCTATCTTGCATGTCTTCCATTTCTTGAAAATATAAATCAAGTGCAGCAGCTCCTATCTCACGATCAGCTTTTGCTTTTTCTACACCCATTTCAAATAGTAATGGTGCGGTTTGTTGTCCTGTTTGTCCTACTACATCAAAAAATCCTTTGAGGCCAGGTTGATCAGTTCTGCCTGACATTAAAGAAGATCCTATTTGCATGAGTAAAGCTATCTTTTGTAATTTGTTTCCTGACGAATCGCCAATAAAATTTTTAATTACATCTTTATAATTGTTTATTCTTTTTACACTATCATTATCAATGTAATCAGCAATAACTGGATCATTTTGTAAATCATTTGATGCGTAGTTATTTGTTTCTGTGCCAGCACCTGAGTTTGTTGTAAGAGATTGTTCATTTTCAATTTCTTCGTTTTTTGATTCTACCTGTGATTTTATTGGAGGACCATCTACAGGGGCATTTGGTTGTGGGTCTTTTGATGTGACGTTTATTTCTGTACTTATATCAGTCGTTACATCATCTTGAAAATCTGCTGGTGTTATGTTTCCTGTATCTGTTAGAGAGTCAACCATTAAAGGTCCTGTCCCAAGAGTAAACATTCTACCTTGTGGGGTGTTAAAGCCTCTAGCTGTTCTTTGAAATAAAGGTCTCAGTAATGAACTAACCATAGGACCTTAATTCTTCAATGCTTCGTATGCGGCCAATCCTTGAATACCACTACCTACAGCTTGAGCTAATGGGTTGACCGTTGGTGAAGTGCCCATGGTTGTAGCCATACCACTTGACGGCATACCTTGATAAATATCGCTAACAAATCCAAGACGTTGAAACGGCTCGTATTTTTGTTGTATTGTTTGACGATATTTAGCGTCTTCAATTTGCTGTAGACGTTGTTGCTGTACTGAGCCAGCTGACATAGCAGATGCAATATCCCCCTGTTGCAATGCTTGTTGTTGTGCGCCGAGTGCTCCAAGACCTTGTGATGCTTGAGCCATTCTTTGCATTTGATTTTGAAAGTTTTGTTGAGCAGACTGTTGCGCTTGTTGAAAGTTTTGTGCTTGTGCTTGACCAACAGCTTGCGCTTGTTGCCTTCCTAATTCTGCAGTTTGTATACCTTGTCTAGCTCCACCAAAAGCTCCTGCTTTTGATGCCTGTAAATTAGTTTGATTTTGTAATTTTGCAAATTGATCTTCTATTCCTGAAATAACTTCGTTTTGATATGGATTCATATATGCTTGATATGACATCGGATCATATGCTGCTGTGCTACCTAATAAATTATCTGTAGCTGCATTTAAATAAGGTTGAAATGAGCCAAGACCACCAGCTGTATCTGTAAAAGCTTGATTTTGTAAATCAGTAAAATCAACAACTTCTTGTTGAGGAATAGTTACAGGATCTTTTGCAAATCCTGAAGCTGTATCCATAAGCTGTAACTTACGTGCTTCTATTTGTGGTGCTTCACGCTGAAACGTCGTCTGGAACTGGGTTCCTGATGGATCGCCTCCGTCGCTTAATCCTGGTATACTCAAAATATTCTCCTATAATTTGTTCCAATTTTTTGCATTCCTAAACGTTTTGCAACTTTATCAAAGCTACCTGTTTGTTCAGAAACACTTAATATTACTTCTTTCACTTTATTCATCTCTGACCAATTTACAAATCTTTTCATAAGTTGTATACCAGTCATTTTGCCTCTCTCCTCTGGAACTACATATAGTTCCAATTGTCTACTAAAAGTGTCCTTACTATAAGGAAATTCCAATATGCATCCTATCATAAAACCTATTGGTTCTTCCTTTTTTGTAGCAACTATACCAAACATGTTTGGTTTATTCATTGCTGCGAAGAAATAGTTTTTAACCTTTTCTTCGTTTATCTCTACTTCATTCCCCCAGTGAGATTCTTTTAAAAAGTCTTTGCTAACTTTTTGAATCCAATAAAGATCTTTCTCTTCGAAAAATCTCCAATCCATTTACTATACCATAGCTTCCGAAGGTTTTTCAGATTCTGGATCTAGTTTGTTCATCATTTGATACATCTTTTTTGCTCCTTTTATTCTGCTACCATTACCAAAATTTTCTACAGCTTTAGCTGTCATGACAAATTCGCCATCACTTAACTTTGCATTTATCGCATCATCTTTTGGTCCACCTGGGCCACTGACCTCGCCACCTGTTTCATAAGGCGTAAAATCTAACCTGTCTGGCACGTAACTATAGTAAGGGTTTTTCATCATGTCGTATAGTTGAGACATACGTTTTTTTTCTTTTTCCCGCATCATTTCTTCTGTTTGTTCTTCTGTTGGCATGCCTCCTGTTAAACCTGCTAGTAAAGGTAAACCAGCTTTAATATCAAAAGATCCTGCTGGAATATCAGTGCCTAAGAAAGATTTTCCCGCTTGTTGAGTTCTAAGTAAATCTGATAACTTCATGCCTGGCGATAATGTTCTTGTAGTATCTCCAAGATATTGAGTTTTAGGCATTACGTTTAAAGGCATGTTTTTCATACCACCTTCTACTCCAAATCTTGGTACTGTTTGTGTAATCGGTTGTCCACCTGGTGCCATCAATAAATCCATTGCACTTACGTCGCCACCTAATGTATTAGCCATAGCGTTTGCTTTCATAAAAGAAAACGGAACAGCTGTTAATGCAGAATATAATGCTGCACGTTCAGGATTTTTTTGTCCCATCAGTCTTGCTAATCCATAACTTGTTAGACCAGATGTAACTGGTGCTTTTAACATCATTGGCATTGCACCAAACTTTGTACCATATCCACTGAGTAAACTACCTAGGCCAGCGCCTTTGCCACCAGCTGCCAAAAATCCACCTAGTTTTGGTGCAAGGTATGGTGCAGCAAACATGGCTGCAACAGGCAACATTGGTTTTGCTTTCTTAACTATATTCTTTATTGCTTTATCAAAAAATCCCATATTAAATATTAAAAATGTTTGGATACCTTAAAGTTAAATCTTCCAATAAAGTATCATATGAATCGTCATCTGCATCTCTTGCGTCATCAAGCATTTGCAGTATATTTGGCATTGAGTAACTATCATCACTACTAGCCGGTAATTTAGGTTGTTGCATTTGTTCTATAATGCTTTTTATATCCATGTCATTAAGATCTTGGCCTTCAGGCACCATAAACATATTAGGATTATTTGGATCGTATTCTTGAAACTCGTCCATTGGTAAACCTTCATTTTCTGGATCTACTGGATTAAAATATTTATTATAAAGCTCTGTTAAAAAGTAATCATCTGCTGTGGGGTCTAAGTATGATGTAGCTGGTGTTACAATCGGGTTTGGCATTGCTTCCAAACCTTCATCTGATCTAAATAAATCTTTAAGTACATCTTCCATACGTTCATCGTCTGTAGGTACTTCGGTAACTGAAGGTATTGGAGCAGTGTAATTAGGTGCCATTCGACCACCTTTACCTAAATTGTAATCTACTATTGTGCCTGCTTTAGGAGCAAAGGCTCCTATGCCACCTGATCTTGCTATATAACTTTCTCTATTACTATCATCAAAACCTGGCGCCATGGGTGACGGGTATGATCTGTCTCTTCGTCTAGTTGATAGTGCCACTATACGTCTCCTGATTGTCCTTCTATTATTTTATGAATTGCTGCACTAATAACCACATCTTGTCTAATGTGTTCTGATTTAGTGTCAGTTGCAGGGTCAGCAACATCGTCATCAGCTTCTTTAGCCGAACCATATTCCTGTCCTGTTACAGTGTTGGTAATAGTTATTTCTGCTAGGACAACGATTTTAGGTACCTGTTCACCGTTAATCTCAACATACTCTACTACTCCGTCATCTTTTATAGGCATATTCTCTCCTTATAGCAAGTATTTTGTATGTTTTCAATCATTATGATATCTCTAAGAATGTTATATACACGTTTATAGGTTGTGCATTTGTGTTAATTTTTAGTAAGTCTCCTGCCTCTAAAACATCTGACCCAGAAACAAAGGTTTTTGTAGCATTGGCAGCTAAACTAGCTTCTCTTTCTAATTCCAAAGTACCTATTTTTACAGATACTTGAGCTGTTCCACTGCTATTATTAAATACTTTTATTGTTTTTATTATGGTAGTTGTGGCTGCAGGACAAGTGTATACCGTATTATCCCCTGTGCTAGTTAATGCAGATACAACTCTTTTATATGTGTTAGCCATTAATTTAAAAACCAGGCAAAAGCCTCATCCTCTTCTCTAAGTGTTTCTGGTGTGTAAGAACTATTAAGTAATTGTATTAACAAATCTAATGACTGTATCATTTGATCTATTTGTCCTTTACTATATTCTTGTGGTGCTTGTGGTAATCTAGGTATATTTATTTGTGCCATTATCTCATTCCATCTGGTTGTACATCTGCGCGATATGTGCCATATCTCCACTTAGTATCTATTGCAGAACTTGTTATTTTTAAAGATGCTTGTCGACCACGTGCACGTGTATCTATTTTTGTTGTTGTAGGTGAAACTGTGTAAGGACCATTTGTTGTAGCTGTAGAGCTTGGATATAATTTAAAGTTTAGTTCTACATCAACGTTACCGCTTTGATCTTTAAAGTCTGGTATAAATCTTTTTATTGACATAAGTTTTTCTCCTGCTTCTGGTAAAACAAAATCACCTGATGTTATTGATGAAGACAAAGCTACACCATCCGCATTGTTGCCATTTTCATGACTATATAAAAAACTTCTACCTGCAGTTAATCCTGTGATTGTACTAACTGTAGATGTTGTACTAGAATTTTCAAACTCCATTGCTTGAGGAAAACCATAGACACCTTTATCAAACCATGAAGATCTAGCAAGACTACCAACGTACCAAACGTTTTCTAAGTAATTGTAAGTTACAGATCTATTTATTACGTTTGAACCACTAGAGCAATAAAACCAAGTAACTTCGTTAAACTCTGTGTTAAGTCCCGCAAATGTATCTTTTTGAGATGCTTCATCAATATCAGTAAAAACATAATCTTCTACACTACATGGTATTTTTTGCACTGAACCATCAAATACAAAGAAAGAATCATTGCCCATCCAAAATGATTTGCCGTTAGATTCAACAGCTGCGTGTTGTCCTATACACCCACAAGCAGAACCTAATTGTTGAAAACCAAATACAAACGGTGCACCAATTAATTGCATCTGATACAATGCTGTATCTGACCATACAAGTACAGCACCACGCGAACGTTTTGCTGTTACAAGTTTAGAGCCATCTGTAAGTCTTTGTGAACCAGCTGTGTTTGTAGCAGTTGGCGTCCATACTGCTGGGTCTTCTTGATCAGACCAACGAAGAAACATATCATCTCTTGTGGAAGACGTGCCTATTGTTGTTTCTGTACCAAAACAAATTACATGTCTATCAGTACCAGAAACCAATACAAATCTACTAGATGTAGGAGCACCAGAAACTGCTGTTCTATTTGCGCGCTGCACTGTTGAAGTACTAGCTGATGTGTCCCAATAATATAAACTACCATTTAATTGTTGACATAATATATCTTCGCCCCAATTGTCTAAAGACCATTTACCAGAATCAAGTTGTACACTATTAGGTGCTGGAAGAGCTGCTCTGGATTTATTCCAACCAGGTCCACCGGATACACCGCCGTAAGGTCCTGCACCCCAACCATATCCTAATATAGAAAATGGCGGTCTAGTATTTATTTGATATTCTGCACTACCTGTAACACCACTAGCACCTGCACCAGAAGCTGCTGCTTTTGCAGTGATTACATAATTATTTGTGTCAGTGACTGATTGTATTTCAAATTCACCTTGTAAATTGGTAGCTGTTATACCATTGGCTGTGCCTGATACACTAGATATAGTAACAAAATCACCTTCTACAGCACCATGTGTAGCGTCTGTCACTGTGACTGATGTAGATCCTGAAGCCGTTGTAAAATTAGTTATTGATGCGCCAGTTTCTCTTATAGGCGTAATGTCATGAAAAGCTTGGTTTTGATAAACGTATAGTTTTTTATTAGTTCCTGTAATTAAGTAAGCATCTCCATCAAGAGAAAACCAAGTTATAATTCCTCGTGCTGCGCCAACTAATGCCTCTGGTGTTGTTTTTGCCCAACCACCTATTTTTTCTGCTAACCCGTATCTAAAACGCACGTTGTCACAATCTATCCAACGACCTTCAGCACCATATTCGGTGTTTTGTTTATCTATACCCGGCGCTACTTGAATTTTTATAAGCGTCATTCAAGCTCCTATATTGCGTTATCGTAAAATCTTATCCAACGTTCTGTGCCATTTACCCTTATTCTTATTGCACCAGCTTTGTTTGCTGCCGATGCTGTAGAAGAAGACAAACTTTTTGATGCATCACTAGCGGATGTACCAACAAAGTTAGTAAAAGCATAATCTTGATCTAGTTGTTCTAATTCTAAAACTGGTTGTGCACCTGTAGCAGAAGATTGATTTATGTGTAATTTAGCGTTAGGTGTTGGTGCACCCATGCCTACACGGTCTGTACTACCATCTGTTATTATTAAATTTTGATCAGTATCACCTTCAAATCTTGCGTCTACTGCAGCTCCTGATTGATTAAAAATAAAAGCACCACCATCAAATGACACATCACCTGTTACGGTAAGTGTGCCTGACAATGCTATGTTGGCTAAATTTTCTGGTATTTGAAATGCTGATGATCCATCAGTATAAATTAAATGTATTGCACCTGCTGTAAGTGTTACGGCAGAACCACCAGATGGCCCAAATGTTAAAGCGTGTCCAGCTCTTGTTGTTGCATCTTTTACTATATACCAATTAGGATTTGCTTCACACGTTAGTGCTGTTGATCCTGAAAGTGTCCCTGTTAAATTAAGAATTGCTCTACTTTGTTGATCACCTGTACCACCACTAGCAACTGTTAATGCTTGTGAAGTACCTGTAATAGAAACACTTGCATATCCTTTTATTGCATTTTCTATTTTTTCTAAGTTATCGTTTGTTTTACTACCCCATGTACCAGCGTTTGCACCAGTTGTTTGGAGGTCTAAATTTAATATCGTCGAATCAGCCATATTATCTCCTTATCCTGTTGGAACGACAGTCCATGAATTACCACTAGAATCGTCTACACCATTCCAGATTGTTAGTTTTGGATCTCCTACTTGTGCTGTTATGCTTACACCCGTTGGTATTACAAGAGCAGAAGCTACTACAGTTACTGTTCCTAAACCAAAAGTTGCTTGTACACCAGCAGGAAAATATCTTGACTCTATTGTAACATCTCCTACAGCAAATGTCGAGGACACTCCTGTCGGTGCTACTAAAGCAGAGCCTGATACTGTAGGATCTCCTACAGCAAAAGTAGATACAACGCCTGTAGGTTCTACAAGAGCAGAAGCTGCTACGGTTACTGTTCCTAAAGATGATGTAATTTGTAAACCTGTAGGTAAAACTAATACACCAGCTGTTACCACGACATCGCCAACAGACATTGTTGCACCTAAACCTGTAGGTGTTACTATAATTTCTGTTACTACTGTTACAGCGCCAACATTGGCAGAAAAAGACAACCCTGTAGGTTCTACTAATACACCAGCTGTTACTGTGACTGTGCCAAGGCTAGAAGTTAATTGTTGCCCGGTTACCGCTATTACGGCATTTTGATCTACGTCTTCGGAAAAGGCACGCTCACCGAATGATGCGGCTGCGAAGGTCATTAG